GCGGCGCAGATGCGCTCGCCTGCCCAAATTTTTTCGCATGCAAATTGAACTAGGGGGGGGATCCCCCCTGGACGGGATACCTATGGCCGGTCGCAAACCGCTGCCCACCAAAGTCAAGCAAATCAAAGGAACGCTGCAACGCTGCCGCACCAACCTGCGTGAACCCAAGCCGGAAGGTGACCTGGTAGAGCCGCCCGAGTACATGCCTGAGGGTGCAAAGGCCGCATGGCGTTACGCCTTGGAATGCGCCCCTCCGCGCCTGCTGAAGAAGCTCGACATGTCGGTGCTGGAGATCTGGGCCTGTGCGGCCGACCTGTACCGCAAGGCACAAGCTGGAATCGCCAAGACGGGTCTGCTCGTGAAGGCACCCAACACCGGTGTGCCAATGCAGTCGCCGTATCTGGCGATCGCCAACAAGCAGGCACAGATCATGACCAAGGCGGCAACCGAGATGGGGTTCACCCCGGCATCCCGGTCCCGGGTCACGCTGCCCTTGGAAGCGGCCGATGATGACCTGGACCCCTGGGCCGACATTGCGGGGTGATAGGCCATGGCGGTGACGAACTATGCGGCCATGGCCAAGCGCTATGCCGAACAGGTGGTGGCCGGCGAAGTCCTTGCCTGCCGCTGGGTGCAGCTGGCGTGCCAGCGGCAACTGAACGATCTGGCGCGATTCAAGGGCAAGGGCAGTCCATACCGCTTCAACCCCAAGCTGGTGGACAGGGATGGCCGGAGCTTTCATCCGGCCGACAACCTGTGCGCCTTCATTGAGCGGCTGCCCCACGTGAAGGGGCCGCTGGCCGGCGAGCCGATCAGCCTGGAGCCCTGGCAGGTGTTCATCCTGTCCACGGTGTTCGGCTGGGTCAAGGACGATGGCAAACGGCGCTTTAGGCGCTCGTACATCGAGGTGCCGCGCGGCAATGCCAAATCCACCCTGTCATCGGCGGTGGCGCTTTACATGCTGGCTGCTGACCGTGAAGGGGGCGCCGAGGTGTATTCGCTGGCAACGACCCGGGACCAGGCGCGCATTGTGTTTGGCGACGCACAGACCATGGCCCGGCGCAGCCCGGGATTTCGCAGCCGGTTTTCTGTGAACGTCGGCGCGCACAACATGCATGTGCTGGCCTCGGGCTCCAAGTTCGAGGCGCTGTCGGCCGAAGGTTCGACCCTAGACGGGCTGAACATTCACTTCGGCTGCGTGGACGAACTCCACGCCCACAAGACCCGCACGGTCTACGACGTGGTTGAAACCGGCACTGGCAAGCGGGACAACTCGCTGCTGTGGGTCATCACCACCGCCGGCAGCAACCGCGCCGGCATCTGCTACGAGGTGCGGACCTTCGTCACCAAGTTGCTTGATGGCGTGTTCGAGGATGACAGCCAGTTCGGAATCATCTATGGCCTGGACGACGGTGACGACTGGACCAGCGAAGAGTCGCTGATCAAGGCCAACCCAAACTGGGGCATCTCAGTCCGCCAGGAAATCCTGGGGCCGCTGCAGGCTAAGGCCATGCAGTTGCCCAGCGCGGTCAACAACTTCAAGACCAAGCACCTCAACGAGTGGGTCAACGCAGACACGGCATGGATGGACATGCGGGCCTGGGATGCCAACGCGGACCCCGGCCTAGATATCGAAGCCTTCACCGGCCAGCCTTGTTGGGTCGGGTTGGACCTGGCCAGCAAGACGGACATCGCCGCATTGGTGCTGGTGTTCCAGCACCCCGAGATCGCCGATGCCTATGCGGTGTTCGGCAAGTACTACCTGCCCGAGGACACGGTCCACGCTGCTGGCAACAGCCAGTACCCGGGCTGGATGAGGACCGGACGCCTAACAGTGACGCCTGGCAACGTGATCGATTTCGGGTGGATCGAGGCGGATCTCATGGATCTGGCCTCACGTTTTTCCATACAGGCGGTGGCCTTCGATCCCTTCCAAGCGACGCAGTTGTCGACCCGGATGCTGGCCGAAGGGCTGCCCATGATCGAAGTGCGTCCCACGGTGCTGAACTTCAGCGAACCGATGAAGACGCTCGAAGCCCTGGTGCTTCAGAAAAAGCTGGCCCATGACGGTGACCCGGTGCTTGGCTGGATGGCCAGCAACGTGGTGGCCCACCTGGATGCCAAGGACAACATCTATCCACGCAAGGAGCGGGCAGAAAACAAGATCGACGGCATCGTGGCACTGATCATGGCGCTCTCGCGCGCGATCAAACCGGGCGATTCGGTGGTGCTGGGATCCGACTACGAACTGATGCTGCTCTGAGTCAATGGGATTTTTCAGCTTCTTCGACCGATTCCGGGCGTCCAGCGATGACCGCTCGGCTTGGGGGGACTTCTGGTTTGAGCCCGTATCGGCCAGGACATCCAGTGGCGTTCGCGTCACCCCTGATGCATCCCTTCGACTCTCGGCGGTTTATGCCTGCGTGCGCATTCTTTCCGAGACGATGGCGTCTCTTCCCATCGTGCTCTACCGAAAGCGGGTCGATGGAGGAAAAGACCGGGTCACCGATCACTGGCTGCACACCTTGCTTTGCCGCCGGCCCAACCGGTACCAAAACCCTTTCGAGTGGCGGGAGATGCTGCAAGGCCATCTGGCGCTGCGCGGCAACGCTTATTGCCAGATCATCACCAACCCCCGCGGTGAGATCGTGGAGTTGGTGCCCATCCATCCTGACCGAGTGCGGATGGAAATACTGCGCTCGGGTGAGTTTCGCTACCGGGTGACAGACCGATTTGGCGACGAAGCAGTCCTGCCGCGCGGGGATGTCTGGCATCTGCGGGGTCTGTCTTCAGACGGCTTGATGGGCATGAGCCCAATTGAGTTGGCGCGGGAGAGCCTGGGAATGGCCTTGGCTGCTCAGGACTACGGCGCACGGTTTTTTGCCAATGACGCCAAGCCCACGGGTGGCTGGATCGAGTTTCCCGGGTCGTTCAAGGATGCCGAGGCCAAGAAGATCTTTCGCGAGTCCTACCAGGCAGCGCAGTCCGGCGCCAACCGCGGCAAGGTACTGGTCCTGGAAAACGGGATGAAGTTCCACGAGGTGGGCGTGACCAACAAGGACGCTCAGTTCTTGGAGCTTCGCAAGTTTCAGATTACGGACATCGCCCGGATCTTCCGGGTGCCGCCCCACATGATTGCGGACCTGGACCGTGCCACTTTCTCGAACATTGAGCAGCAGTCGCTCGAATTCGTGATGCACACCATGACGCCATGGGCGGAGCGTTGGGAGGCGTCGATCGGCTCTGAACTGCTGCTCGATGGCGACGATCTGGAAGTTGAGTTCGATTTTGCGAACCTGATGCGTGGAGACGCAGCCAGCCGATCGGCTTACTACCAAAGCGGCATTCAAAACGGCTGGCTCACCCGCAACGAAGCACGGGTGGCGGAGAACCTCAATCCGCTGGAAGGACTGGACGAACCCTTGCGCCCTCTAAATATGGTGGAGGAAGGTGACGCCGAGGAGGCAGAGCCAACTGATGCCGGGGCGGACAGCGAAATGGAGCCGCAGGAGCCGCTCGATGGGCAAGCCCGCGCGCGGCTACGTGCCGTGCTGACAAGTGCGGCTGAACGCTGGGCTCGACGCATCAGTCGCTCTGGCGTGATTGATGAAAAGGAGATCGGCCTGATTGCAGAAGCGTTGGCTGTACCCGTTTCAACTGCTGAGCGCTGGGCACAAGAACAAGACGGTCAGGATCTTTCAGAGCCAGACCTGCGCCAATCACTCATCCAACTGGGAATGAATTCATGAATCACCAATTGCTGGTCGCCGAGTTTCTGGCGACCCCCTGGGCCTTGATGCCCGAAAGACTTAACGCCCTGGCAGGCGTGGTCATGCGCTGGTCTGCAGGCATCCCTGCAGAGTCCGAGAACATGATCCGAATCCAGGCCGATCGCGTGATCCGCGACTCGCGGCGTCAGGCAGCTGCGGTGCAGTCCTCGGGCGGGATCGCAGTGCTGCCTCTTTATGGCGTGGTCACTCAGCGCGGGAATATGGTGGACGATGTTTCTGGCCCTGGGAGCACCAGTACGCAGCAGTTCTCCGTGGCTCTGCGCCAGTTGCTCGCCGACGATACGGTCGGCCAGATCCTGATCGATATCGATAGCCCGGGTGGCAGTGTCTACGGGGTGGCCGAGCTTGCCGATGAAATCCAGTCCGCCCGAAGCCAAAAGCCCATCGTCGCCGTGGCCAACTCACTGGCAGCCTCAGCCGCGTACTGGATTGGATGCTCCGCCAACGAGTTCTATGTCACCCCCGGTGGCGAGGTGGGTTCGATTGGCGTGTGGCAAGCCCACCAGGACTACAGCCGTGCGCTGGATGAGGCGGGCGTCAAAACCACCCTGATCTCGGCAGGCAAGTTCAAGGTTGAAGGCAATCCCTACAGCCCGCTGGATGCAGAGGCCCAGTCCTTCATGCAATCCCGAGTGGACGATTACTACGCTGCTTTCACCAAGGCCGTGGCCCTTGGCCGCGGGGTGCCGATCTCCCAGGTCCGCGAAAGTATGGGCCAGGGGCGCGTCCTCGGGGCCGATGCGGCGCTGTCACAGAACATGGTCGATGGCATCGCCACCCTGGACGATGTCATCAAAAAAATGCGACGTGACGCCCGGCAAATGAGTAAGCCCGGAGGCAATCGTCTGAAGCAAGCCCGGAGCGCCCTGGCTTTGCTGTAACCCCATCCCGGAGCTGCTCCGTCGAGCAGCGCCTGGTCCGATTACGACCCGACGGTCGTTACCCGTTTCATTCCATCCGAGCCGCCACACCGAGAGGTGATGGGCGGCATTTTCATTTCTGGAGAACCCAAATGAGTAAGCAACTCCGTGAACTGCAGGCTCGCAAAGCTGGCCTCATCAAGGAAGCCCGTGCGTTGACTGACCGTGCCGCGGCCGAAAGCCGCGACATGAATGACGAGGAGACTTCGGCTTTTGACGCGCTGAAGACCCGCATTGAGGCGGCTTCCGCGGCCATTGACCGCGAGTCGGCCCTGATTGCCGAGGAGGCGCAAATGGCCATGACGGTCGATGCGTCGGCTGGCAACTACATCACCGTCACCGACAACCGCGAAGCCGACCCAAAACACGGGTTCAAGACCGTGGGTGAATTCATGCAGGCTGTTTTCCAGGCAGAAAAGCCCGGCAAATCGGTCGATGAACGACTCTTGATTGGCGGCGGCCGCGGCGCTGCGGCCCCCAGCACCTACGGAAACGAAGGCTCTGGTCAGGACGGTGGTTTCCTGGTACCGCCAGAGTTCTCGCAGCAGATCTTCCGTCTTTCTCTTGGTGAGGACTCCTTGCTGCCTCTCACCGACAACGTGGAGATCAGTGGCAACAGCATGGCCTTCCCCAAGGACGAGACCACCCCCTGGGGGACCAATGGCATCCGCGCCTATTGGCAAGGCGAGGCGGCCTCGGCAGTCGCCACCAAGCCCGTTCTGGGTCTCTCGACCCTGCGCCTGAAAAAGCTCATGGCGCTGGTGCCCACGACCGACGAGTTGCTGGATGACGCCAACGCGCTCACGAGCTACCTGCCCGAGAAAGTGGCCGACTCGATTCGCTGGAAAACCAACGAATCGATCCTCTTTGGCGCGGGCAACGGGGTTCCGATTGGCGCCCTGACTGCTGGCGCAACCGTGACTGTGGCCAAGGAGAGCGGCCAGGCCACGCAGACGCTGCTGCCGCAGAACCTGGCCAAGATGATTTCGCGACTGCCCACGGGCAGCTTCGCCCGCTCGGTCTGGATCGTGAACAACGATGTGCTGCCGGCGCTCTTCACCCTGACCCTGGGTAACTACCCGATCTATCTGCCCAATGGGCTGTCGGTCGGCGGTATTCAGGTTTCGCCCTACGGAACCCTTCTGGGACGCCCGGTTTTCGTCTCGCAGCACGCAAACACCTTCTCGGGGCAAGGCGATGTGCTGCTGGTCGACCTGTCGTACTACCAGACGATCACCAAGGCTGGTGGCTTGCAGACCGCAACCTCCATGCACCTGTACTTCGATGCTGATCTGACGGCCTTCAGGACCACCTTCCGTATGGATGGTCAGTCCAAGGTGTCCGCACCGATCTCGCCGGCCAAGGGCAGCGCAACGATGTCCCCGTTCATTCAACTGGGCGCGCGTTGATCGCCCTAACTCTTAAGGAGAACACTCATGTTTCCCAATGCAAAGGGCAGTGAACTGCTCGCCATCCTCGCTACGCTCGATCCCTCCAGCCAAGCGGCCGG